TTATTTGCATTATTAAAATCTTGATCTAGCGCTTGGCTAATCATATCTTTCACTGCTTCACTCATTGTTCATCTCCTGCTACGGGTTTAAGTTCAAATTTTTGCGCTGAGGCTTGAGGTGTTTCTTCCTCTTCTTCAGGTTCATTTTCAGATTCACCATCAATATCTTTTTTCATTTGTTCAATATCTTCATCAGAAAGTTGTAATATATTCTTCTGTACCCACTCTTTTGAGAAGTATTCGCCGACATAGTTCTGAACTCGATCAAGAGTTTCAATACGATTAGTCAGCATCTCTGCATCACGCAGTTCTGCAAAATGGTTGTCTTTCTGATAGTCAACTGTAATGTCGTTCTTCCACTGTTCCCAATCTTCTTCTGTAATAATACCCTTCATTAATAATTGTGTTCTAAGAATACCATAGAAGAGATGTGAGAATCTCATACGAAGTCTATCAATAAACTTCTGAAACTTCAGTTCGTCTCTATTGATCTCTGTAGATCTACCAAGAATCCCTTGTACACTTTCAGTATCGAGACGGGAAATCGGTACATTCAATGAACGATACATACGCTTTTGAAAGTATACTATATCTTCAATTTGTCCTAAGTTTTCACCACCAGGTAATGTAGAAATTTCTGTGCCTCTACCACCTTCACGTCTTGGTAACCAGAAATCTTCTAATAAAGACTGATGTTTACGATCGTCTCTGATCTCACCGGTCTTTGCATCATAGACAAGCTTGTTACGATACTTGGCCATAATGTCTTTCATATATTGTTCTGATTTACCGCGTGGTAAGTTACCAACATCAATATAGAAAATACGACGTTCGGGTGCACGAGCCAAACGATATATAACCAATGCGTCTTCCATCATACGTAATTGGTTAATAGGCTTTAGAGCCTTGTGCATATGTGAAACAATTTTCTTACGATCTTCGGTCAACAGACCAGATGTAACATATGACACAGAGTCATTAGTCATCTTTACACCAGATGTTGACTGACCTGGTTTCTCTTGGTAGATAAAGAACTCTTCTGTCTTTTCTACAAGTTTCGCACCAGTCACTGGATCTTTTTTATATTTGACCTTTTTGACCTTACGCATCTTTGCTGAGTCAATAGGACGAACCTCTTGAATACCTTCTTTAGGATTAGACTCGTTTACAACCAAGTGATGAAATAAACGGCCATCAACGTACCATCTACGGAAGATGTCATGACCTAATTCTTTGAAGTTTAACATACTATATATGCTGTCAAACTCTTCTTTCATAAGTTTTTTAATTTTATCCGGCGCTTCAACCTTATCCATATTAAGATCAAGCGTCTGTTGTAATGTACTTCCTGTAATGGCCTCATTTACAATATCTTCGATAGCGTTATCAACTTCAGGATGCATCGAGTTACCGCGATACTTCATAATCAATTGATAGTTATCTTTTGAATCGTCACCATCGAGATTTAGATACTGACCATAATGAGTACCGGATGCAGTAGCATAACTACCGCCTTCATCATCACGTGGCGGAACGATCGAAGGTTTCTTTTTTTCTTCTTCGTCTTGTTTGGCTCTTTTAATTTCAAAGCCAAATAGTTTTAAACCATCATTTTCTGCCATTTCATATTCCTAGCTTAGAGAAAGGAAGCCGAGAAACCCGGCTTCCTCTTTTATTTATCTTAGCTTGTAGTGTCTGATTCCCAATACTGGAAAGCCCAAGTACATGTGAATCTTTCGATTGTATCATTGTCTGCGTAAGACAATGCAATCGGTGAAAGATCCTGTGGATATGCTCCACGGAAGTTATATGTCTTGATCTTACTTCCATTGCGATCCAGTTGATCTACTTTCAAGTCTGCTTCATATTCGATCGGTGTTGACAGACCGGTATTTTCTGAGTGTGCATTAATACCGTTCATCCAACGCTCGATTGCGTTACGAATAGAAAAGTCTGTATCATTAATGATGGTAGTTGTCCATTCTGGGAATGTACGGTCACCAGCCATCTTTAATACACGACCTCTGAAGTTTACTGGAATCTGCCCGAAGGTTGATCCGGGTAGTTCAGCAGCTTCGCAAAGGAATGATGTTAATTCAGCATCCCCATTTGCGAAACCTGGATAGTTGATTGTTGCTTGAAAGAGGTTAGGACGTGCGCCACCGCCTCTCAGCTTTGACTTAAAGTCATCTACTCCGAGAATTGCCATTGTTCATTACCTCCTTAAACTGTGCCGACGACTTCTTCGAAGTCAACACCGGTACGAACAGCCACAAAGTTCAAGGTTACATAGTTGATTGAGCGAGCAGGCTTAATAAAGATATTAGCTATAAACTCGTTACGATCTACTACAGCAGGAGTGTTGTTTGTTTCATCACAGACTACACGGAAGTCTGTAATACCACGCCGACCTTGTACTTCACGAAGAACTGGTTCTACGATATTGACGAACTCAGCTCGAGTAAACTCATCGTTAAACTCGAACATGACTTGTTCTGCTGCTCTACCAATTGCTCTTTCAAGTACGAGGAACAATCTACGTACGTTGATTCGATCAAATGCTGATGGACGTCCAAGCTTGGTCTTATCACCAAAGAGGAGAACACCTTGACCTGGAATATTTGCAATTGGATTCACACTAGCTTTATACAGAGTATCTCTCTGTGACTTAGTGGGTGAGTAAGCAATTGAAGTAATTCCAAGATATTGACCGCGACGAGAACCTGCAGGTGAGAACCATGGTGCACGATTTAAATCAGTAGCAGCCATGATACCAGCTGTAGATGAAGCAGCAGGAATGTTAATGTATTGATCATTATATTTGTCATAAATTTTCAGGAAGTTACCGTCATTGACAAGATATGATGAGTTTGTAAATGTGTTTGCAGTTGTTACGATGTTTGTTGTCATGGTTGAAGTGCTAGTCAACCCAAGAACATCGGTACGTGCAGGTGATGCAGCAACTACGCAATCCTTACGAAGTGATTGTGCTGTTGAGATCAGATCATTTACGATTGTTGTTTGATCTACACGGGAGTTCATTGAAGGAGCGATCAAGAAGTCAACTTCGACAATGTCTTTGTCTTCATACAGATCAAAACCTGAAAGATATTCAGTAGTTGTTAATGCGGCGGAGTTTGCACCTTTTGCAAACACGTAGTCTTTATCTGTGGCAGACTGAACAACGGAGAAATCATCACCGTTATCTACTACTCCGTTCCCACGTGCAGACTTATAATCACTATCCCAATCAACCATCCAGATATATTCTGAACGATTGTTGATAATGTCGAGTGCGTAGTTTGTTGTACCATCGGCGTTCTTAGCATCTCCTGCTACAGAAACGAATGGATAGCGTTCTAGAATTGTACCTTTTGTACCAGTAAACTCACCTTCTTTGTCAACGACGACGATGTGTACTTCATCATTTGAAGCATTACGAGCGCTGGCATAATCAGATGTTCCAGGCGCCGCGTCGAATTCTGACATATAGGTCCAGTTAGTGAATGTAATACTATTTGCTGAATCGGCTGCTAGAATCGAAACTTCGAGTGAGTTACCGAGTTCACCAGGATAGCGACCGATAAATGTATGTGAATCTGAATCAAGAGCAGATTTTTGTGCTTCCCAATCCTGTTCGTTTTTAATTAATTCTGTTGGTAAACTACCATCAGAATCTGTTGCCAATTGGCCTGTAGTTGAACGGGCGTTGAAGGCGGCTGCTGTTACTTCACGTGTTACATACAGAGAACCTGAGTAACGTAGGAAGTAGACAGAAGAATGAAAATCTATTGTATTCGCAGAGTCTGGTGATGCAAAGGTTTCTACAAGAGTCGCTTCATTATCGACTAATACTCTTGTCTCAGCAGGACCCCAACGAAAGTTCCCTACGATTGCGCCTGTAGTTGACTGTACGTTTGGAACGCCACCAGTCAGGTCTATTTCTTTGACGACAACCGCTGGAGATGCAGACGGTGTTGAAAGTGCCATTTTAATATCCTCTATTAAAAATTATATGTGTTCCATAATACGATTAGTCAACTTACTGTTATTTATAACTTTATTACTCTACAGAACCGGGTCTTCTGGATCCCAAATGAATCGATCTGTGTTTTCTTCTCGTATTTTCCATGGATCTTCTGAATTTTCGATTTGATTAATAGCATCTGTACCATCATCGATAAACCCAAATGGAACCATATCATCATCAATTTCTTTCATTCTTTGTTTAAACAGCATGTCTTTTAGATTAATGTCGGTCATATCAGCAAAATACTGTGTCGAAACAAAATAACCGAACATCACAAGGTTCATCATTAAATCATCATGATTCCCGTTACTTGCCTCGTATGATTGCCCTCGAGCTTCAAATGTCGATATTTCTAATATCGTTTGCTCATCTACAATATTAAGTTTATGATTCTCTAAAATATCTTTGATTGCAGAACAACCGAGCCTCTTTGTCTTTCGATTAATTTCGATTCCAAGAGCATTAGCTTTAATTGCTGATTCGACGTGCATATTCTCATATTCTAGATCGTGATAAAGGCCATTACAGACTACAGAACCCTGATCATTTGCTTCAATTACTACATACGCATCGTTGTAGACTTTCGCGTACTTATATATAATGTTAGGGAAGAGTATTGGAGAGATAGTGTTATTGCGATATACAGCAACCTGTGCAAATGGGCGAACGCTAATATCGATCAA